TTGTAGTGGATGAGGTAGTTGCAGACGCCACATACGGAGCATCTCCCGCCGTTTCTTGTGCGGCAGGCAAGGCACCAATACCAGCTTGCTGTTGTCTGTAGTTTCTTAGTTCATCAACAGTAAGGCCGTAGTAGTCAGCTTCCTGTTGGTCATATTCTTCTTGCGTCAACGGCTCATATTCATATGACTCTGAGTCATACATGTCACCGAAGTAAGGATCGTAAAACCCAAAGTCTTGAGCTTCGCCACCTTCTTGAAAATATTTAATTGGTTGCATTCGCGTATCTCCCGAAGACATCCATCATCTGGTACATGAGCTGGGTTCCTCGCTCTCTGCTTTCAGAAGCAGATGGCACCAAAGTTAATATGCCGTTAGGCTCTTCGTTTAATTCAAATGAACCAGCTCCCCTGACCGCTTGGCCAGTCATGACAAATTCACCGTCGCTCAACATAGCCGGTATGTCGTCACTAGTTTCAGTTCCGGGTCCGTCTATGTCCCCGTTCATTCTTTCAAAATCTTCCATGGCTACGTCACCACCGTTTGCATACGCCATGGCATACATCGGTTGCATCGCTCCACCCATCGCGGCTCCCTGTACATACTGAGAAGTTACAGCTTCTCTTCTTGGTCCTGCTTGTCCGCCACTTAATGTTGGCATCCTAGGCTGTAAACCAAACTCAACAGGATTTGGTGCGGCTCTGCCCATTCTACGAGCTATTTCAGCTTCTATGTTGTATCGTCCCCCTGCATCCATTGTAGTCAATGGAGTTAGCGGAACGCCCTTGTCTTTTCTGGCCTCTTCCATGGCCAGCTGACCGAGTTTTAATGCGGCCCCGCCAGCTAGACCTAATCCGGCTAAACTACCTAAGCCTCCAGCTAAACCTTGGCCAGCAGCTCCCGGTAAAAGTCCACCCAAGAATCTGCTAAACGCGCTACCTTGTGGTTGTGCTGCTCCAGCAGCTCCAGCTCCTGCTCCAGCAGATCCAGCTCCAGCGCCTCCAGCTCCTGCTTGTGAAAAACCGACAGCGGCACGTTTAAGTTGTAAAGTGTTTGGATCTACCAAGCCAGCATCTATCATTGTTTTTTGGCTGTATAAATTACCGGCGGCGTCCTGATATTGCATATCTCCAGCCGCAGTTGGCATTTCTTGAACGCCACTTGCTATACCTTCGGTTCCAAAAGCCATACCTTGTATGCCTTTGGTTAATGACTGTATGCCACCACCTGATCGAGTAAGTAAGTCACTTGGCACTTTAGCGCCAAAAGGTAACCCTACTTCTCCGGTTATTTTGTTTACATAATTGCCTGATGCGTCCTTAGTGTAATCAGCTGGATTAGATGATTTTAATAATCCTTTAACTGAGCCAATCGGGTCTGTCGCTAAACTTCCGATACCGCTTCTCAAGGCTCCGGGTATATCCTTAAAGCTTTCTTTCAAACCACCAAAAAATGTGCCAGCACCACCGGCTGCTGTAGATGCGCCTTTGATGGCCCCAATACTTTCACCAATGCCGGGACCAACACGTAGTGGTCCGGCCACACTTAATAGATTTAGTGGGCTTGCCTTGCCTTTGGCTACGTCATATACAGTCAGTGCTTTGTCAGCTATGGCCGCTATTGGTTGCCATGGACCGGGAATAAACTGCGCCACTTTTGCGAGCGGTCTTACAATCTTTTTAAGTTTTTTACCAATCTTTTTGAAGAACCCAAATTCTTCCAAACCTGTCATTTGGTTCAAGCTTGCGATGCCTACACCAGCTACAGCTTGTGCAGGATCAATACCAGATTCTCGAAACTTTTTCTCGATCATGCCCTCAAGCTCTTCGTCTTCCATAAACTCTGCTGGAAGAACCACCTCGCCGGGGCTTAAATGAGCTAATTGAGTATCTTCGCCGGTGCCTGCTGCTTGTACTTCTCTTGCTACATTTCCTAATGGAGCATTAGCACCAGTGACCAAACGAGTAATAGCAGCGTCTAAAGCTTCTATTTCGTCCGGGTCATCGGACATTTGTTTTTGTTGTTCTAGTTCTTGCAGGCCTTGCATAAAGCCCATTTCTTGATCTGATACGGCACCAGATCCCATCATAGGCATAGAAGGAGAAGCACCCATCATGGGTTGCGCGTCTTGCATCATCATCATTTCTTGGTCAGAAACCGCACCAGCTCCCGCAAATTGGTTAATTCGATCTAAAAGTTCTGGTGATATTGTGTTCTCTGCCATAGTATTAACTTGTCGTGACGGTTACACTGCCAACGCTCAAAGTACCTCCCAATCCTGTTACATAAGTTTGATGCTCATATAAATTCCTAAATTCCGTGCCATCAAACGCTTGATGGACCTCCACGGTGCTATTAAATATTATAGCACCAGTAGCGAATTGTAACGCAGAAATTTCTGAAGCGTTAAAAACCGGCGTTTTATCTACATCTTTAGCGCCAAGGTTGATTTCTAGAATTCTTACCAAACGGTTGAACGTATCGGCGCTGACCTCACCATCCGTAGCAAGAGGCAAGCGAGTCTCAAGGATCTTGGCCATTAGCCTCGACGCCCGGAGGGTTGTATATCCAGTCTAGTGTTACCGACTCTAAATTTGTAATCTTTTTTGTTTGCTTCGACGCTGTTGTCGTCGTCACTTTCAAAGCGCAACACCACCTGTCTGGTCCTTGTGCGCAAATTTGTAAATTGAGTTGACGTTGTTATTTGGTTCGTGCTGTCAGTTGACAGCGTATCAGCGTTGTAGTCTCTTCGCTTGATAACAATATTCATAGCTGGTGTATTTGATACACCAGTTGTAGTTGAAAATTTAATGTCGGGTATAAGCTTTTTGACAAACATGAAGTTTTCGCCGTCCGCCAGATCTATGTCAGCTGACTCTATAAACACGTCAGACATTGCGCTGTCATCATCGTTAAAACCAGACTCATGTAGATAAACAACACCAGCATCAGAAACTTTACCGGCTGCTATCGGCTTGTCCTCAATGCCTGCGTCCAGCCAGCTATATCTAACCAGCTTGCCAATACTCCATGTTGATTCTTCGTAGTTGTAGATTACATATCGAGATATCTCTTCAGTGCCGTCTTCTTCTGACACATACCAAAACCAAACTTCAGAATGCTCTGCATGTAAAGATGCGTAACATTTGAAAGCTTGTGTCAAATCAAGGTCTGAAAACACATAGTCCTGCACGCTACACGGTAGTTTTTTCACCGCGCCGTTATAATAGTAAAAGCCATTCTTGCTCATAAAAAACACACCAACCGGGCTGTTGATGGCTGCTTTTGGACCAATAAGTCCGGCGCCTTCGTTTATCAGATTCAAAGCAAAAGTAAGTGGTGGCCCGATAAACGTCATTGAGTAAAGGCTGGTATCAGTCCAAATCAAAGTCTCTTGCCTTGACTTCAAGCCGCCCACAATCAAAGAACCTGATGATAGTCTTACAGAGCCAGCTGTATTTGTAGCTACAGGGTTAAAGTCTAATTCGTTTTCTGTGTCTGAGAATGCGACCAACATGGGGTCAATAACGCCTGTTCTGTTGCCACTACTGCTGTCAATCGGATCCGCGCCAAGCACAATCAAATGACGATCTACTTCACTGGTTATCACTTGTAAGCCTAAAGTAGGCACCTTACTCGCTCCGGTAATACCTTGCAGCTCCAACGCTCTAACAGACAAACCATTGTTTTCTACCCATCGGTATATACCACCACCTCTTGGGTTGATGATGAGATTTTCACCAAAATTGTCGTGGGTCCACAATCTTAGTTGTCCGTTTGCTGTGATCGCAGAAGACGAACCCCAAGTACCTGCCCCCCAAGTACCAACACCCCAACCAGTGCTAGGCACATAAACGTCCAAGCCAGTGTTGATTTGATAAGCGCCAACGACGCTGCTGCCACCGTTACCACTATCACTTGCGTTTGCTGTGACCTCTGCGCCGCTAGTGTCTTTGGCTGTGACCGTGTAAGTGTTACTCCCGGTAACAAGAAGTATTTGGTATTCTTGGTTAATAACAGCAGCTGTTACCAATCCACCTAATGAAGAAGCGCCAGAGAAAGTCACAAAATCGCCCGTAGATGCGCCGTGTGAAGCGTCAGTCACGGTTAATGTAGAGGATCCATTGGTTGCGCTAAACGTAACGTCTCCGGCGCTTGTAGTCACTCTTATGGGAGTTATATCGTTGTAGGCCTCGCCTTCTTCGATATAGTATTTGAGGTGCGTGCCGATACCTAAGTATCGCGCTCCGCCGAGAGAGATCCAGCTATGTAAAGCTCTGCCAGATCCTAGGTAAGTGTTCGTATCAGACTGTTTTTGCCAGCCACCAATTTTTTCTGGCCTGCCTTTTCTGAACCGAATAAGGTTGCCATCTACCCAACCGTTTTCGTTTGCGTAGTCGGTTTCTTCTTTATTGATACCCGGTTTAAAATTTAATGTAGTTAGTGGCATAGAAAAATTTTACCACAAAAGATTAAATTTTAAGCCAATCGTATAATCGCAGCTGTTGCATTCGCAGCCGGGAACACAATTGTAAAATTACCTGCGGTACTGGTCTTATCACCACCAAAGTCGATGACAGCCACAGCTTTGTCGGATTGAGTATCATTGTAGATCATGCATCCTCTTGCTGTAACCGTAGCGGTCCCGAACGTAAGATCCGCAAAATCACACAAGGCTGTAGTGCCTGATGTAGTCGGCGTAACTGACGTTAAAGTGGCTCCACCACTAGTGTAGTTTGTACCTGATGCCTGCCCGGTTGTCGTAAAAGCTGTCGTAGTCGCGCCCAAAGTAGCCGAGCTAGTGTACAAAGCAAGCTTAAAAGAATTACCGGAGCTGGCAGTAAAATTATGTGTACCGACAAGCAGCTCTTGCTTAAAGCTTGTTGGTATAGCGCTTGATATTGCCATAACTATAACTCCTTAATTATCTTAGCCATGTCATGATGACCCTGACTTGTCAATAAGTTTACCATAGTTGTCCGATCTGAGGTAATTGCGTTCTTTATTCCATACAACACTATCGTATAGATGTAGTTTTGAAAAGCTTCAGCTTGCTGTCTTATGTGTGGCGCTGCGTCCGCTGAAATGTCACAAATCTTCTTGGTTATCTGTTCTGCCCAAAACTCAGGGTCATGGCCTTTGTTCTGTGTGGTTTCAACCATCACGCTACCAAGCTCTAAGAAACTGTCTTTACCCATCTCAGCCACGATAAGGCTCCGGTGATAAAACAGGCTCTGGGACCTTAGCTCCAGCCTTTTTCATTTCTGCTTCGATCTGTGAGTTTCCGCAAACTATCCAGCCAGAGTTGTGATTGACTGCGACTACGGGATCTTCTAATCGGTGAAAGCCATATATGCGCTCTTCAAGCGGCACGTTCTGATCAAGCAAACCAGATCTATGAGACACGCCAATTTCAATGTTTGCCTCCATGCACTTAGCCAGCCAAAACTCTACACAAGCTCTGCCTGCTTCTGCAAAATGTAAATTGTGTTGGTAGCTATAATCAACGCCAAAAAGATCGATCCGCGCAACCTTGTTCCAATAAGCAAATGCAATTGTCATTGGGATGGTGTTGTTGAGGTATGCGCACTTCGTATCTTGCACCACCTCTTTTATGGGATACACAACAGCTGATGGTACTCGCTCATCTAGTTCGCAGGTATAACAAGGTATATCGCACTCTGGCAAAAACTTTTTCATCACATCGGTTTGCGCACCCGCATCATCGGTATCAAAAAACCGACTAGCCGGGTCCAACATAAACATACGATCTGATTTGTATACAGCGGCTGCTGAGTTGACGGTCCAGACTTCATCCCATTGCATGCTGTTTTCTGCACCAATGGCATAATCTACTTGTGAGTTGCCCAAGGCAACAATCGCTACGTGAGCGCCCTCAAGCGACTCTATTTGGGGCATTAGTTTACTCCTGTTCTCAGGAGGTCGTAACGATATTCGTCTCTGGTTTCACGTCCCTCACCGATAGTCTTCATTCTAGCAATGGCCTCTTTGAACCGTTGTTCAAATGTCGCTATGACATCTGGCGGTTCTTTCAAGAACACTGCCGCCTCTGCGAGAGAACCATAAAGGAGTGCGTCAGGGTAATCTGTGGATAGAAGTGTTGTGCCACTCTCTGCACCGGACGTTAGGGACGCCGGTTTATGCAGATAGTGGATTTCTACGTCGTAATTTGCGTCAGGCACTGGAGCAAGCTCAAATGCGGTGTCGTCAAACAGTGAGTAATATCTGGGCCTACCAGTTGTCGTTGTATTCGGCGCAAACTCTTTGATAAAAGATGTGTGCTTAAAATCCAAGTAGTGGTAGGTGTTTGCAGATATTATTGCCACACTGAACGGCGCGTAAAAGTCTGAAGGCGTAGCTAGAAATCTATTACTAGAAGTCACCTGTCCTGTGACGTTTTTGCGCTGCTTAGGTAGCTCGACAAGTTTAAAAATGCGTTGCTCAGACTCTTTTATAAAAGTGGGCAGATTTGTAACAAACGTACTTTCTGTACACTCTAAGTAGTCTTGTATTGCAGTCTTTAATGTCGCTAACGTAAAACTCATGATGTCGTTATGGTTACCTCGCCAACACTTACAGTAAGTTCGTAAGTGTCAAGTTTAGTGCCAAGTATACCTTTGTCTACATTTGTATACAACACAAATGACTGGTTGAATTCTGATGTCTCCGGTCTGGCGTTACGTATTGCCTGCGGGTCAGCTGGTTTTGGCTTGGGATCTAATTGTGGGTGTTTGGGTGACCATTGATCTGGCCCCACAATTAGACCATTCCACGTTTTCTTCATTTCGCGTCTTTTGTAACGAAACCCGGTTATATCGCAGATCCCGTAAGCTTCTTTTCCAGATGCAAAAGCCATTATGCTGAGTTATACCTGCCAAGATTTGGCGCAATTCTTAATGATGTTCGAGGCTCATCCTGTGATAAGGCTCTTGTGAATTCTTCTTCATATACTTGTTTGAGCATGCCTGTTCTTTCTGGCGCTTTTTTCATACTAATGTAATAAGCAAGACCAGCTACAAAACACGGGAAAAACCTAAACGGCATATCAACAGTATCTACAGCCCCATCTACGTCGTCCATACGTGTCAGAACATTTAACCTCACAGTATATGTGCTGTTCTTGTCAGGCACCGGCCAAACCGTAATTGTCGGAGTGGTTTGCTTGTTTACAAAAACTTGGTTCGGTTTGCCGCTCGTTGTTTTGACGCTTAAGTTTGCATACTCCGCACGGCTAATTTTGTTAAGTGGAAAATCAGTTGTCACACTGTTAATTGTTTCTCGCACGTAGGCATCTAACACATCAATGGGAGCTGTGGCATTTGTAGAGTCGATGTTGTAGGTAGAAGTGTCTTTAACCATGGTTATGTCTACTTCTTTGATCGTCCACTGATTCAGGCCCCGATTGGCCCACTCTGCCAGCATGAGATTGACGCTTCTTTTGGCAGTACGCAAATCATAACCAGTACGAAGCTCTAAGCCACAACGCTCAAAAGCCTCTTCAATGTATTCTGCTACATCTGGTTCAAAGTTTTTGCTGCCGGATAATGCCATCTAATCCTCATATAAATTATTAAAAGTTATCGCCGGATCCAAATAACTCTCATGTCCTTCTGCGCTGTGCGCCCATTGCGACGGTTTAAAGTCTGGCGCGCCTTCACCTGTAACCCATAAAGCTGGGCTTGTAGCCCTAACTCTATTGTTAGGTAATGCAACCAGATTACCTTTCCATTCGCAATCTTCAGTTATATATAATACATGAGATTGCTTGTGTTGTGCAGGATCGTCTGCTATGTCCGAATCGGTGTAGTCAACCGTGAACAAATATTTGGCTTGATAAAACTCGCCATCAATTTTAGCTACCCACGGTGAAGAGCTTACACGGTCCATAACTGTGAC